TATCAGAAGCTAACACCTCCGCAGTAGCTACAGGTGGTACAGGTAGTATCACACCTACAGCAGGTAAGTTACCTATTGCAGACAGTGAAGGTAATATCGCTGACGGTTGGTTATCTCCTGAGTCTAAAGCTATGTCTAAGACTGAGTTCTTTGCATTAGCTGAGAAGCGTAAGCGAGATAGCGCAGGTAGTGGCTTTAGTGAGTGGGGTAAGCATTATCTCGGTACAGACAACGTAAACAATGGGTTATGGGATATTCCTTCATCCCCTAACATGCTGCGTATGGGTATGGAAAGCGGCGGAGGTGCTTCACGTACAGAATATCCCATAAGTAATGTTAATGGTGTTACCCACGCATTACGACGCATCAATACCACGAACGTAACTAGGAATTACATCACCTTCCCCCCAGCCCCAGATGGCACTAAAACCTACGACTCAGCAACAGGCGCAGTGGTTACACACGCTAGTGCTGCCGAGGCTTTTGAAGGCTTGGTGACTAATGGTGACTTTAGGAATGGTGACGATGGTAGCTGGAACCTGTCTGGGAGCGGTTCAGGCACTATTACAGTGGATGCCACAGGAGCTTCCTTTAATGGGAATAACACATCGGCTAGTTGTTATTTAAGCAACAGTACAACATATCCCGCAGGGACGCACAGGATTGAAATCAACAGCACTTCTAACCAACCTAGTGTTTGGGTGTCTTTGGGTGGTGTATACAATCAAGTAGGTTTGAAAAAGGGTGTAACTACTCTTGAAATTACTCACTCTGGTGGCGGTCTATCAGTTAACCCTAGGACTCCAAATACGGCAACTAAGATATTATCCGTATCAGTAATGCCAGCCACAGAATCAGTAATCACCTCACGCCAAGACTTCGGTTTCATTGAATCATGGCACGAGAAGATTAGCGAAAAGGATGCGGTATTTCCACTAGGCAACGTCCAGTACGGTGCTAGCTCTTGGGAAGGTATGAGTACTCACAACATCACAGAAAGTTGGTCAGAAGCTCCAAATATAGCTCAAGGCTACTCAGCATTCGGTGAGTGGGATACAGCTACATTAGGGCGTGGTCGTAGATGGAGTACATTAAGTGCTGCTAACAAGGCTAAGTTCCTAGAAGACCCTGAGAACAACATCTACAGTGATGGTGATGACCTCATTCAGGTTCGCTATCGTGTACGGGTTGTTGAAGGTTTGGGTGATTCTTGGGAGTACACCTCTCCTTACTTAGCTCCTGATTCTAAAGTATTAAGCTATAGTGAAGCCTCCTCAGAAGTTCGAGTTAAACCTAAAGGCAGCTTAACTTCTATCGCTGATGATTTAGCAAGCTATTCTAGCGCAGTTGCGGGCGACTACATGAGTTCTAGTGCTGTTGCTGCTTTAGTTGAAGGTATAGACGGTGACGTAGGAGTGTGGAAAGTCAGGACATCTAACGCAGCTTCATATGCACACAACGGCCTATGTTTCGCCATCCCACTATTCCTAGTTCAGCGTAGAAACCAAGGTGCTTATCATCCTGTGTTTAATGCTGAGGGTTGTACAACATGGTGGGATGAAGCCAAGGTAGCTTCAAGTAATAGAATCTGGCACGGCACGGACACGCATATAGCAACAAGTGCATTAGAGTGTTTCTACAAAAAAGCTGATGGTGGATGGGCCGCAGGGACAAGAGGCAATATAGCCACAGGCATTAGCGGCCGTCCAGACTCTAAAGCATTCGATGCAATCTACGCAAGTGACGTACAAGACCTACGTATGTCTAGCAAGTCTCTACCACTAGCTGAGATACGTGAGAAGTATAAGCGTATGGCTATTGCTGGTGAAGTGCGTGGATTTGAGGCTGTTCCTTTTACTATTGCTAAGGACGTGAACTCACCTGCCAACTCTCAAATCAGCGGTGGACGCATTATTAACTACCTTAACTCAGGTGACTTCTTTAAAGGATATGCCACTGATGCTTGGCAGCCTGTAATAGGAGGTTATGTAGTCAGGAAATCTGATGGGTTACTTAGGGCGGTTAAGGAGGTGACGTACTCATCTTCAGCCGACAAATCTTCTATAAAATTGGTAGGAGATGATGCGTGGTCTTACGACTCATTCTTTGTAGGGGGCTTCAACCAAACCCACAAACAAGCCAAGCCAACATGGACAGACATCATAGGTTCACCAGCTAACATCGCTGCTACGTTTCCTAATGGTGTTGAGGGTCAGTGGATTCCTGTTATTCCTGTTACAGGAACCACGGTTACAGCTAAACTAAACCGCAAATCGCTAGAGACAACGATAGCAAGAGAATCAACTGGTGACTCAGGGGTTACTTGGGGAGCTAATCCCGTGACATTAAACACTACACTTAATGAATGGACGGCAGCTTTTGGTGGGAGTTCTGTATATATAATCCACTACGAAACCCAAGCTCACTTCACTCAGGATGAGTCGAACAGTAAGGTGTTGGATTTGGGTAGTGTGTTTGGTAGTAGCGACCATAGAATGGTATATGGAGGACTATTATCTGACTCCTTAGTAGGCAAGGTAAGTACAGTTTCTGGCGCGGATACTAAGAAATACAAGCCTGTTCTAGGTTTTACTCTTGATACATTTAAACTACACACCAGCTCCACTGTTCTCCCAGAGCATTCAGTAATGAATCTCGCTGGAACAGGTGCTGCAGTCAAAACCCTAGACTACCTATCCTCTGAGAACAACGTAGCTAAGTTATGCTATGCGTACAAAGAGATGAAGTTCGATAGTAGTGCTGACGCTATAGCTGATGCACAGGGCGTATCTTATGGTGCTTGGACAGCACTTACAAAAGGAACTATATATAGATTCTCCTCAAATGGTTCGATTACAGGTAATGATGTTGTTTACGCGCTAGCGGCTACAACTAATTCAAGGGCTTTTAATTCAGGGGATCTTTCACTAATTAACGGTGAGTTTGCAAACGCATCTGGCTGGTTAGTGTTATGGGACGGCAATGGCTTCGGTGATAACAATAAGTTTGAAATCACTAACAACCAATCCACCCTAACTGATGACAACGGCAACACAGTCCTATACGGAACTGCATCGTTCAACACACAACACTTCGTAATTGAGGAATAACCCTATGTACACATTATTAACAGACGTGCCTAGCGTTATCGCTGAGTTCTATGAAGAAGTTGTTAAGTCGGAGGCTACGGGTAACACCGTGGCTGAGGCTTACACTTACATGGATGAAGAAGGTGCTGAACAATCTGGTGAAAGGCAAGTCGCTGAGTATGCTGATGTAACTTACGTTGAGCAGGTAGCACGTCCTGAGACTAAATCTACGGCTGACTTGGAGCGTGTTATCGCACTAGGTAAGCCAAAGGCTGTGCAGGATAGCTTCTCGGCTATGGTGGCTTTAGGTGAGCAGTGGGCATTCTTTGATGCTTACACTGAGTTCCTAGCGGACACCTTAGCAGCTGAAGAGTTTAACGCTGACCTACCTGTAGTCTCTACAGATGAGGAAGGTGTTGAGACTCTAGCCGAGCCTAAAGAACTACCTACAGCACCAGTGGAGTCAGTGGCTTACGATGCCTTAGCAGCTAAATGGTCTGAGCGTAGAGCTTCACAATACCCAAGCCTTGCTAACTTTGCTGATGCTTATGTTAAGGCTCAAGACGGTGACGATGAAGATATGGTTGCCTATGTAGCCAAGTGTTTGAAAGTTAAGTTAGATAACCCTAAAGACGTTAAGGATGCGTAAAGCTAACGAGCCTACTTGAGATTCTCTTGTAGGCTCTTTTACTACTAGAGATGAGTGATATGGAAGTTAATGCTAGATTTGATAGACTGGAAGCTAAGATAGATAAACTAGCTGATGCTATGGTTAAGCTTGTAGAGATAGACACCAAGATAGACGGTCTAATGTCACATAACAACACACAGGATATACGTTTGAACAACCACAGTAAAGAGATTGACGGCCATGCTATTAAGCTGGCTCTAGCAACTAAGTCAAGCAGTGCTAACGAGTGGTTCATCCGTTTACTTATAGCTGCCTTAGTAACAGGTGTAGCTATTATGATGAGAGGTTAATATGGGCGCATTCAGCGTACTTAGTATGGTCACGGACATCTTTAAGCCTGCCGCTGCCCTTATAGATAACTTACATACTTCCGATGAAGAGAAGTTAGTACAGAAAGCTAGGCTACTGGAGATACAGGCCTCTGCTGTAGACAGCGCTACTGAGTACAACCAAGCTATCTTTGAGGGTCAAGCTAAGATTGTAAACTCAGAGGCTGTCAGTGGTAATTGGTTAGCTGCTAGTTGGCGCCCAATCACCATGCTTACTTTCGTAGCTATCGTAGTTGCTAAGTTCTTAGGTTACTCTTCTCCTAACATGACACCTGAGGATTACAATCACTTATGGACATTAATTGAGATAGGTCTAGGTGGTTATGTCGTAGGGCGTAGCGTAGAGAAAGCAGTCAAGACTTGGAAGAAATAACAAAGGATTCAACAGAAGATGAAAACATATAAGCAAATGGTAAACAACATACTTATACGGCTACGTGAGCGTGAAGTTAACTCTGTTTCCGAGAATAGCTACTCCAAGCTTGTGGGTCTGTTTGTACATGATGCCATAGAGATGGTGGAGAGCGCATGGAACTGGTCTAACTTACGTGACACCATGACCGTAGACACACAAGCAGGTGTCTTTAACTATGTACTAGTGAACTCAGGTGATAAGTCCTCTGTTCTTGACGTAGTGAATAATACAAGTAATAGCTTCATGTCCTACAAGACACCACAATGGTTCAACACTGCCTACCTTACGAATACACCAGCAACAGGAGCACCACAGCACTATGTCTTCAATGGCTTAGATGCTAATGGTGACACGGCTATAGATATATACCCTATCCCTGATGCTTCTTATCAGTTATTCTTTAATGTACTCAAGCGGTCACCTGATGTAATTAATGATGATGATAAAGTACAAGTACCTTTCTTACCAGTGCAGGCGTTAGCCTACGCTATGGCTCTTGAGGAGCGTGGTGAAGATGGTGGTATGTCTTCAGTATCAGCCAAGGCACTTGCGTCTAACTTCTTATCGGATGCTATTGCTATAGATGCCAGTAAGCATCCTGAGGAACTTATCTGGGAGGCGGTGTAAGTCATGGCTAAACAACTACTCGCAGCCTCCATAGCAGCACCAGCGTTCTTTGGATTAAACACTCAGGAGTCAGGTGTTACGCTACAGGAAGGTTTTGCACTACACGCAGACAACTGCATCATAGACAAGTATGGTCGTCTAGGGTCACGTAAGGGCTGGCAGACATTGACTACGGGAAGTACAGGAGTAAACCTAAAGGGCTTGTCCAACTTTAAGGATATTGCAGGCACTGACGTTAGGCTATCTTGGAATGACACTACATTCTTTAAAGGAACACAGACGCTTACTACAATAACACCTGACACTGATGATACTATCACAGAAGGTAACTGGCAAGCAGCTACGTTGAACGACCATCATTACTTCTTCCAACGTGGTTATGAACCCTTAGTCTACACTAATGAAACAGGGGCAGAAGAGTTTGATTCATTCAGTAATCATCCTCATCACCACAATAGCGTACCTCACGGCAATACTGTATTAGCAGCTTATGGTCGTTTATGGGTAGCAGACACCACAGATAATAAAACAACAGTATACTTTACTAAGCTTCTTGATGGCTCTAACTTCCAATCGGGCACAGCAGGTTCTCTTGATATCTCAAGTGTTCTTACTCAAGGTGCTGATGAGATAGTGGCGGTAGGCGCACACAACGGCTACTTGATTATCTTCTGTAAGGATAACATTATCATCTATAGCGATGGTGATAACTTCCAAGGCGGCATGACAACTTCTAACCTAACCTTAGTTGAAGTAATCGAAGGTGTCGGTTGTATTGCTCGTGATAGTGTACAGAACACTGGTGAGGATATCTTATTCCTGAGTAACACAGGTGTACGTTCATTGAACCGAACAGTACAAGAGAAGTCTCAGCCGATGCGAGATATCTCTAAGAATATCCGTGATGACATGATTCAAGCTATCAACGGTGAAATCTTAGCTAATGTCAAGTCAGTTTACTCACCTACTAATGCTTTCTATCTACTTACGTTCCCAGCGACCAAGCAGACCTTTTGCTTTGACACTAGGCAGACATTAGAAGATGGAAGCTACAGGGTAACCGTATGGCCTGAGCTCACACCTAAGGGTATGTTATCTCTAGGCTCTGATCTATTCTTTGCACAGCCTAACGGTATTGCACAGTACAGAGGTTATCAAGATGAT